GGAGCATCTTGTTTACAAGACAGGACGGAAACAGCCGTGGCAATGGGAAAAGATTCCCGGCCACGAACGGAACGAGAACCTGGACGTTCGGAACTACGCAACGGCGGCCTGTAAATCGCTGGCTCCTGACTTCGATGTTTTGGAGAGGAGGATAAAGGCTGCCAGGGGCGTACCGGTTCCGGAGCCGGAAACAATGACTGTGCAAAGACAGGCGCCGAAACCGGCACAAAGACGAAGCAAACGAAACCTTAACAGTTATTTTGAGGATTGGTGATTATGGACAGAATCGAAATTCAAGCCAGACTGACTTTTTGGAAGGACTCGCTGAAAGACCTTCAGGCCGCCTACCTTGAACTGATAAAGGGCGGCGTCAAATCCTACAAGATTCACAACCGGGAATTGACCCGGTTCGACTTGCCGGATCTGAAAGATGAAATCCTTGCAGCGGAACAGAAGGTGGACGAACTGGAAGCGATGCTTGCAGGAGGCCGTCCGAGAAAAGCCGTGGGAGTAATTCCCAGGGATTGGTAACGGGTACATGCTCTTTTCAGGAGCTTACCATTGGGGACTGCGGAGTTTGCTCTTTTCGCCGCAGTCTCCTCTTTTTATGGAGGGAGAAACATGAAAAATCAAACCAAACGCTGGGGCACGCCCCGTGCATCCGGTTACGGAGAAGCCGGCGCCAGTTTGAGCAAACGCTCGCTGCGAAGCTTCAAGCCGTCGAGCAATTCGCCGAACATGGACATCAACATGAACGGCATGACGCTCCGGCAGCGTGCCCGGATGTTGTACATGGCGGCTCCCATTGCGACATCGGCCATCAACACCGCCAGGGCGAATGTCGTCGGTGTCGGGCTGACCCTTAAAAGCTCTGTCGATGCAGAGCTGCTCGGGCTGTCGCAGGAGACCGTGAAAAACTGGCAGAGGAAGACCGAAGCGGAATTCAAGCTTTGGGCGGGCAAGAAGCAGAACTGCGATGCTTTAGGCATGAACAGCTTTAGGGAGTTGCAACAGCTGACCTTGAAAAGCTGGCTCATGAGCGGCGATGTTTTCGTGCTGTTCAAACGCTACGAGTCCACGAAGATGAATCCGTACTCCCTGCGCCTGCACATTGTCGAAGCGGACCGCATCTGTACCCCCTACGATATGCGGAGCAACGGCTACCTTGTGGGCGCAACGGAGGGAAAAACGGAAGCCGGGAACCTTATCCACGACGGCGTGGAGGTAAATGCTGACGGGCAGGTTGTGGCCTATTGGGTAAGCTCTGTTTATCCGGCAGAGATTATCGACAAGGAAGCCACATGGACACGGGTTGCCGTGTACGGCGAAAAGACGGGCATGCCGAACATCCTGCACATTATGAGTCCGGAGCGGCCTGACCAATATCGTGGCGTGCCGTATTTAGCCCAGGTTATCGAACCGTTGGTGCAGATCCGGCGCTATACGGAATCGGAACTGATGGCAGCACTCATCCAGTCGTTCTTCACAGCATGGATAGAAACGGAGGCCAGTCCTTCGGACATGCCGTTCAACGAGGTTGGCGCAGGAGATGTGACACCGGTTCCCGGGGAGAATCCGGAGACTGGCATCAGCTCCAGCGAAAACGAATACGAGATGGGCCCCGGAACGGTAACCGTTCTGAAGGAGGGCGAATCCGTCAAGTTTGGCCAGCCGAACATCCCGACGGCAGGATTCGATGTTTTCCTCAATGCGTTCTGCCGGCTCGTCGGTGCGGCGTTGGGCATCCCAAAAGAAGTGCTGATGAAGGAATATAACAGCAGTTATTCTGCAAGCCGTGCGGCTATCTTGGAAGCCTGGAAAGAATTCAAGATGTTCCGGGAATGGTTCGTGACGGATTTCTGCCAGCCTGTGTATGAGACATGGTTGGCGGAAGCGGTTGCCAGAGGCAGGATTCAGGCCCCTGGCTTTTTTGATGACCCGCTTATCCGTGAGGCATGGTGCGGCGCCCGGTGGATTGGTCCGGTACAGGGACAAATCGACCCGAGGAAAGAGGTTGACGCTGCGCTGTTGCAGATCAGCCACGGCCTGAAGACACACGAACAAGTCACCCGTGAGATGGGCGGCGGAGACTGGAACGAAAATGTTGCCCAGCTGAAGCGTGAAAACGAACTGTTGAAAGAGGCCGGTGTTATTCCGGCACAGACATTACAAGGAGGTAACACCGATGAACCAAATCAAGATTGAGCGACCGTTCTATGCAATGGCCAGTACGAACGGAACCGAAGCTGAAATCACCATGTACGGTGAAATCGTCGAACAGCGTCCCCGGGATTGGTTCGGGAACGAAGTTGAGGGCCAGTTCATTATTGCCGAGGAGTTTTTGGAAGATCTGAAGCAGGTGGAAGGGTGCAACGCTATCACGATTCGCATGAACTCCGGCGGCGGAGATGCCGGGGCTTCCATCATGATTCACAACCGCCTGCGTGATTTATCCGCTAAAGGCGTGAAGCTGACCTGCATCGTGGACGGCATCGCCATGAGCGGCGGTTCCCTGATTATGTGCGCATGCGACACCGTAAAGGTGAACGCTTCCAGCCTCATCATGATTCACAAGTGCTGGAGCTTCCTGTTTGGCGGCTACAACGCCGACGAGATGCGGCAGATGGCCGACGCCAACGATGCATACGACAAAGCCCAGGCGGCGATTTACGTTCGCAAAACTGGCGAAAGCGAAACAAAGATTATGCACATGATGGCCGACACCACCTACATGACCGGCAAGGAAGCCTTCGAAAAAGGCTTTGCCGACGAAGTGCTGGATGAGGAGCCGTTGCAGATCGCCGCAAGCGCCGACGGACGGACGCTGTATGTTGGCCAGCGTGCCATGCACCTGGCACCGGGGATGTTTGCCCCGGACTCCATTCCTACGGTTGAAGCCGGAGCCGTACCGGTTGAAACAAATACATCAAATCAAGCCACTGAAGAAGGAGGAAAAACAATGGCAACTACTGTTGAAGAACTGCGTGCTGAAAGTCCGGAACTGGTTTCCGAATTAGAAGCGGCAGTGCGTGCTGACGCCACTCGTGCGGAGCAGGAACGCTTGCAGGGTATTGACAACATTGCGGGCCTGTTCAGCGCCGACATGGTTCGTGAGGCCAAATATGGCGAAACCGCATGCACCGCTCAGGAACTTGCGTTCCGTGCAGCACAGGAAGCAGCGAAGAACGGCCAGACTTTCCTGGCCAATTTGGAAGCTGACGCCCAGGCAAGCGGCGCTGGCGAAGTTCCGGCGGCTCCGGCTCCGGAAGACACCACGATTGAAGAACCCAAGACCGCAGAGGAAAAGCTGGAAGCGGCCCGGGCTCTCGTAAAAAAAGTTAAGGAGGAAAAATAACATGGCTGAATTATCCAAGAAAATCGGCGAAATGGCCTACGATGGCCTGGTTACTGATGTAGCTCCGCAGGTAATCGTAGCGGGCGGCACCATTCTCAAAGGCGCTGCCGAAGCAAAATTTGTGCGTGGCACTCTGATGGCCAAATCCGCATCCAGCGGCAAACTGGTAATTTTCGGCACCACTGCCGACCAGGGCGACACTCTGACCGCTGACTGCATCCTGTGTGACGACATCACCGTCGGCACTTCTGCTGACGCAAAAGCTGCGGTATACATCGGTGGCTGCTTCGACCCGAACAAGCTGGTTATCGCAGAAGGCGCAACCATTACCGAAGCCGTAAAAGATGTTCTGCGTGAAAAAGGCATCATTCTCAAAGCGGCATCCGCAAACTAATAAAGGAGGACTAACATAATGGCTGAATTAAATTTCTTTGACACCTATCAGCTGATGGCTATCACCGAGGAAATTGTACCGCAGGCTACTTTCTTCAAAGACCGTTATTTCCCGACCGGTGCAGCTGACATTTTCGCCAGCGACAAAGTGCTGACCGAGTACCGTAACGGCGACCGCAAGATGGCGGCTTTCGTTGCTCCCCGTGCCGGTGATATCCCTGTTGACCGTCGTGGTTATGCTATCCACGAATATGAACCTGCTTACATTGCTCCGTCCCGCATCCTGTCCCTGGACGATTTGAAAAAACGCGGCTTCGGCGAAGCTCTGTACCCGGGTATGACTCAGGCACAGCGTGCCCTGCAGTTACAGAAAGACGACTTGGCAGACATGGAAGCACGTATTGCCCGTCGTGAAGAATGGATGGCCGCACAGACCATGATTAACAACGCCTGCACCATGCAGGAGTACATCGACGCCAACACCACCGGCGAAACCAACACCGTGCAGTTCTACGACAGCACTTCCGACCACACCTACACCGTAGCCAATGTTTGGAACGGCCAGTCCGGCGATTTCTTCGGCGATGTAAAAGCTATGTGCAAACTGCTGGCACATCGTGGCCTGCCTGCTGCCGACCTTGTTCTCGGCTCCGATGCGGCTGACGCTATCCTGGACATTCAGAAAGTCCGTGACCTGCTGGACAAAAACTCCGGCATCATCACCGGTGAAATCAATGCAGCACTGACCAAATATGACGGCGTAGCCTTCATGGGCATCATCAACTTCG